AAACACTTTCCAATTTGAAGTCTGTGTACTCAGAAAAAGAAGCGTTTTACTTACTTGTTCTGCCAGCGACATTTCAAGTTTATTGTTTCGATACTAAACAGTCTTTGCAAGATGGGGCTTCTCGTGTTACGAAATGGGACTCTATTGCACCAACTGCTTTGCGTTCTTTGCGTAATGGTGATCTGTATATTGGTAAAAATGGTTACATTGGTAAGTATGGAACTTATCTTGATGACACATTGACATATCGTTTTTTGTATTACACAAACAATGCTGACTTAGGAAACCCTAATCAGATTTCTATTTTAAAGAATATTGCTGCCGTTGTAATTGGTGGGTCTAATCAGTTTCTCACAATTAAGTGGGGCTTTGATTATTCTGGTGCTTATCAATCAGAGAATGTTTATATTCCTACTCAAGTAAGCTATGAATATGGTATTGCTGAATACAACATTGCTGAATACACAAGTGGCGTTCCTATTAAAACTTTGACTGCTAATGCTTCAGGATTTGGAAAAATTGTTCAAACTGGTTATGAAACTACAATCAATAATGTTTCATTTTCTCTGCAAAAAATTGAAATTCAAGCCAAAGATGGCAAAATAGGGTAAGAGGTAAACCATGTCTAATTACACAAAATCAACCAATTTCGCTACCAAAGATAATCTATCGCCTGGCAATCCTTTAAAGATTGTCAAAGGTACTGAAATAGATACTGAATTTAACAATATTCAGACTGCTGTTGCGACTAAAACAGACAATGCTTCTGCCAACATTACTGGTGGATCAATTACTGGTATCACCGATTTAGCGATTGCTGATGGCGGTACTGGTGCTTCTACAGCGGCTGATGCTAGAACTAATTTAGGTTTAGGAACTATTGCCACACAAGCAGCTTCTAGCGTAGCAATTACAGGCGGTTCTGTAACAGGTATCACAGACATCGCAGTTGCTGATGGTGGAACAGGTGCTTCAACGGCTGCCAACGCTCGTGCTAATTTAGGTTTGGTTATTGGAACAGATGTGCTTGCACCTACAGGGTCTGCGGCAAATTTAACTTCTTTTCCAACATTTAATCAAAACACAACTGGCAATGCGGCAACAGTTACGACAAATGCTAACTTAACAGGTGCAGTCACTTCTGTTGGAAATGCAACATCTTTGGGTTCATTTAGTTCTGCCAATCTTTTAGCTGCTTTGACAGATGAAACAGGAACGGGATCAGCAGTATTTGCTACATCACCTACTTTAGTGACTCCTATTCTTGGAACTCCTACTAGCGCAACTTTAACAAACGCTACAGGGCTTCCAATCTCCACTGGTGTGTCAGGTCTAGGTACAGGCGTATCAACGGCTCTAGCGGTCAATACAGGCTCTTCTGGTGCTGTTGTTGTTAATGGTGGTGCTTTGGGTACTCCCTCTGGCGGCACTGCAACAAACTTGACTGGCTTGCCTTTGTCTACAGGTGTAACGGGTACTTTACCTGTTGCCAATGGTGGTACAGGAACAGCAACTCCGAGTATTGTTGCGGGAACAAACGTAACTGTTTCTGGAACATGGCCTAACCAAACAATTGCGGCATCTAGTGGTGGTACACCTGGCGGCTCTAATACTCAAGTTCAGTATAACAATGCGGGTGCATTTGGCGGCATTACAGGTGCTACAACTAACGGCACAGCATTGACTCTTGTTGCTCCTGTTCTTGGAACGCCAGCAAGTGTTACGTTAACCAATGCAACAGGATTACCACTTAGCACAGGTGTAACAGGCAACCTTCCCGTTACCAATTTAAACTCAGGCACATCAGCAAGCGCATCTACCTTTTGGCGAGGTGATGGTGCTTGGGAAACACCTGCTGGCGGTATTGCTTACACAGCAGTTAAAACAGCCAACTACACAGCCGCAAACAATGATGGTGTTTTAACAAACACAACGGGCGGTGCTTTTACAGTCACTTTGCCTACAAGCCCATCAGTGGGCAATATTGTTGTTGTTGTTGACTCGTTTAGTCAATGGGGAACAAACAACTTAACAGTTGACCCTACAGCGTTGATTAAGATAGCTGGCAACACGGCTGGCGATACATTGGTCTGCGATATTACAGGTGCGACTGTTACGCTTGTTTACACGGGTGCAACTTATGGATGGAACGTAGCGGCTCAAGTGGGCGGTAATGGTGGAACAGCAGTCACTTTAACTGGCACACAGACTCTTACAAATAAGACCATTGATTATGGAAGCAACACACTCACTGATGTGGTAGGGGTTACAGCTACTCAGACGCTTACAAATAAGACTCTGACAAGCCCAACTCTTACTACTCCAGTTTTAGGCACTCCATCTAGCGGAACATTATCTTCTTGCACAGTTGATGGAACAGATGCAGTAGGTTTTAGAAATATTCCACAAAATAGTCAGTCTGCTGCTTACACATTAGTTTTGGCTGATGCTGGCAAGCACATTTTTCACCCAGTTGGTGACAACAACGCAAGGACATTTACGATCCCTGCAAACAGTTCTGTGGCCTACCCTATCGGCACTGCTATTACATTCATCAACATGGCTGTGGCAAACGTCACGATTGCCATCACAACAGACACATTGGTTTTATCTCCCGCAGGTACAACAGGTTCACGAACCTTGGCAACAAATGGGTCGGCAACCTGCATTAAGATTACCTCAACATCATGGCTCATCTCAGGGAGTGGTTTAACATGAGTGGCGCACTTCAAGCGGTTTTTCAGAACCAAAGGTCATTTGGGCCACCTGCAATTGGCTCGGCTTTTGGTGGGGGCTTCTTTGCTGGTCAAATCTCTACTGCGGGTAATGGCATTGCAGATTACAACCTTGTTGTCGCTCCTGCGGCATCGGGACAAAGCACGAAAAAGTGGAAAAATGCAAACACAGCAACTGCTGGGGCGACTAGCGTTATAGATGGGCCGCAGAACACGGCGGACATGGTGGCTGATGGCAACTCTACAGTGTATCCAGCCGCTCATTTTTGCAATGATTTATCCACTGGTGGCCAAACAGACTGGTATATGCCCTCAAGATATGAACTTGAAATATGCTATTTCAACTTGAAACCGGGAACAGCCAATAACTCTATATCATTTGGCGCAAACCCTTACGCCGTACCTGCAAGAGCTAGTGATTACACTCTTGGCAACCCTGCTCAAACCTTAGCAGCAGCTTTCCAAACAGGCGGCGCAGAGGCGTTCTCGGCTGTAGATTCTTGGACTAGCACTGAGTTTTCCGATACCAAAGGACTTAGAAAAGATTTTAATAACGGTGCTGAAAGCAACGATGACAAAGATGGCAATTTTCAAGTCAGAGCCATCCGCAGAGTTGCAGTTTAAATTTTATAAAGAGTATCACAATGTACATTTGCATAACCGAAGTAGACGCAGTAACTAAAATAGTCTGCACAGCCGAGCCGCAGCGCACAGGCCCATCAATGCCTGCTGTCAAAGGTTATACACACCTATGGCATGACAGTTCAACATGGCCTGTTGAAGTCGCCTCAGATGGCACATATTTAAGAGCGCCAAGATATTACGGCACTTGTGATGATGATGCTGACACTACCATTGTGGGTGTATTGCAAGTGTTGACCGAAGAAGAGTACGCCTCCGCTAGAGCTGTTGAATATCAAGCCCGTAAACCTTTCCCTAGTTGGATTGGAAATGAAGAGGCAATGACATGGAAAGCTCCAACTCCAATGCCAAATGATGAGAAATTTTATTCATGGAATGAAGAACAATTAGTTTGGCTTGAAACATTATGAAATACAAAGAGGATCAATCATGGCTACAATAGCACTATCTGGAATCATCACACCGAGCAATGTTGTCACGGCAACAAGCACAAATACGCTGACAAATAAGACGCTGACTGCGCCAGTATTAACTGCCCCAGTTTTAGGAACACCTGCAAGCGGAACTTTAACCAATGCTACAGGTCTTCCTTTATCTACTGGTGTAACAGGAACATTACCTATCGCAAATGGCGGTACAAGCCTTGCAACTCTCACAGCCAACAATGTCATTCTTGGCAATGGCACAAGCTCACCTTTGTTTGTTGCTCCTAGCACCTCTGGTAATGTATTGACCTCTAATGGAACAACTTGGACTTCTGCTGCTGCTCTTGCTGCTGGGTTTACTCTTGGAACTCCAGTAGCTACAACATCTGGCACAAGCATTGATTTTACGGGGATTCCATCGGGAACGAAACAAATCATTGTTACATTTAAAGGGGTTTCAACCAACGGCATAGACCCCAAGTTCATTCAGATTGGAGATTCTGGCGGCATAGAAAACTCAGGGTATTCTGGGTCATCGGCAGGAATATCTGAGTCAGGCGTAATAACTGCAAACAGTAGCCTAGCCGCATTTAATATTGGGTCAGTGAATAGCTCAGACTTAATCAACGGCAGCGTGACTCTAACACTTGAAAACTCAAGCACGTTTACATACGTGGCATCTGGTGTTTTAGAAAATTCAACTTCTACAACCCGTGTCTTCTTTGTCGCTGGAAGAAAAAGCCTTTCTGCCGTATTAGACAGAGTTCGGCTTACTACCCAAAATGGAACCGACACATTTGACGCTGGCGAAGTCAACATTGCTTATATCTAAGGAATTATCATGCACACTACACAAGTAAATGTAAGCACTGGCGAGATTGTTCAGATTCCCTATACGACTGAAGAACAAGCCGAATACGATACAAAGAAGGCGGCATGGGATGCGGGTGCTAATGACCGCAAAGCAGTGGAGGTTAGGGCAGAACGCAATATAAAATTAGCCGCAACAGATTGGACGCAAACCGCTGATGCACCGCAAACTCTAAAAGACAGTTATGCACCATATCGTCAAGCATTGAGAGATGTTCCTTTGCAGAGTGGCTTCCCTTGGACTATTACTTGGCCTGTTGAGCCACAATAAGGAGCAATCATGGCTGTAACTAGCGCACAAATTGTAGATTTTTTACTTGCTAATCCAGGCATGAGTGATGCCCAGATCGTTGCGTCTATGGAGCAATATGGGGTATCACCTGCTCAAATGGCTCAAGCTGTTGGGTTAGATGAGGGTGCAGTTGCAGCCCGTGTAGGTGCTGTTATTCCTCCAAATCAAGCTGTATTGCTTGGTGATACTTATGTTCAGGCTATCAATGAAGTAAGAGGTTCTGGAGAGGATCAGCAAATTGGTGGTCTTCAAAATGTCATTACCTATAAAGCAACTGATAACGTAGCAGGTGGTGCATATAACCAATATACACCTACTGGCGAACTTGAAAGGGCTGGAACACAAAAAGCAGTTGCAGGATCATTTCTAGAAGGGCTAGGACAGGCTATTACAGACCCTGTAGTTTTGGCTGCTTTAGCAGGGGGTTATGGTGCTGGATTATTTGGTGGTGCGGCTGGTGCGGGTGCGGCTGGTGCGGGTGCGGCTGGTGCGGGTGCGGCTGGAACTGCTGCTTTAACTGCGGGTGAACTTGCGGCACTAGACTTAGCACTTGGCGGTGCTGGTGGAACTGCTGGTGCAACTTCTCTTGCAACCGCATTAGCTACTGGTGCTGATGTCGCAACACTGACAAACCTTACGGGTGGTAGTGGTCTTTTAACAGGTGAAGCTGCTGGAATTACGGCTCAATCAGTGGCTGATAAGTTAGCGGCTGATGCCGCCGCTGCTAAAGTGGTTGCTGATGCTGCTGCAGCTAGTACTCTTGGAACTACTGGAACAGGTCTAACAACAGGAACAGGTGTTACCGCTGGAACTGGTACAGCGTTAGGTACAGGTACAGCCGCAGGAACTGGTCTTACTACAGCAGGTACAGGTACTGCTGCTGCGGGTACAGGCACAACTCTTACAACTGCGGGTACAGGAACGGGTCTTACAACTGTAGCTGGCATGGGAACAGGAACAGGACTTACTGCAGGTTCTACTGGTCTTGGTATCACTGCTACAGGTGCTGGATTAGGTGCTGCAGGCACAGGTGCAGGAATTACAGCGGGGACAGGATTAACAGGTACTGGTGTTTTAACTGGTTCTGGACTTGGTACAACACTACTTGGCACAGGAGCAGGTTTAGCAGGTTTAACAGGAACTGGTGTTCTATCAGGTTCTGGGCTTGGCACAGGATTGCTTGGAACTACTGGTACAGGTGCATTAACTGGCACGGGAGTTCTTACTGGTTCTAATTTAGGCACAACTTTACTAGGAACTGGCGCAAACACAGCCGCAACAGTTGGTGGTCTTACTGGTCTAACGAATGCCGCAAATGTGGGTGCTGGAGCATTGACTACAGGTGTGACCACAGGCTTAACTGGCTTAGGTACTGGCGCATTGACAACAGGTGTGAATACTACTGGTGCAGGAACTGGTTTAACTAGCGGTCTAACAAGTGGCTTAACTGCTGCACAAATAGCTTCTTTAATTTCAGGCGGTCTAAATACTGGTGCTGGTTTACTACAACAACAGACATCTCGTGAAGCGGCTATCAAAGCGCAAAAGATGATTGATGATGAAACTGCTGCGGCTAAACTTGCGGCTCAGTTTAGACCTGTAGGAATGACTACACGATTTGGCACTTCACAATTCCAAGTTGATCCTAGAACTGGTCAATTGATTAGT